TTAGTAGAATACGAAGTAACCAATAAACAATATGGCACAGCTAAGTTAGTCTATACACAACCACAAGCAAGTGGTAGTAACAAAGATCAGCTTATTATTAGGCAGTCAATGGTTAAAGCAGCTTGTGATTTTCACGCATCAAGACCACAAAGCGATATAGTAACAGTTATTAAAGATGCAGAAAAACTAATAGAATTTATAAATAAATAAAAAATGAAAGTAAAAGGAAACATAGTAAAAATAGGAAAGATGCAAGACATTAGTTCTAAGTTTAGAAAAAGAGAGCTTGTAATAAAAACATCAGAACAATACCCACAACATATATCAATCGAGTTTGTTCAGGACAAAGCAGGATTACTTGATGCACATTTTTGTACACAAGGAGCTTTTGTAGATGTCTCTATAAACTTAAAAGGTAGAGAGTGGAAAAACCCTGCAGGAGATTCAAAATACTTTAATTCAATTCAAGGATGGAGAATACAAGAAGCAGTTGAGGAAGTAGCAGTGGGAGCGCAGTCTCCTGACAGAGAAGATGATTTACCATTTTAATTATATGGGGGTTTAACGACCCCCTTTTTTTATGCTTATAAACTATTCAGATCATATAAACAAATTAAACGACTTCAGACAAGGTAAAACTCGTGAAGCGTTAAAGCTCGGACACAAAGAGATAGACAGCTCGTTTCGTTTCGTTGCAGGTAATATGAATTTTATCTTAGGACACAACAACGTAGGTAAAACACACTTCACGTTTTATCTTATGTTACTATACTCACTTAAACACAATATTAAATGGTTAGTATTTTCAAGTGAGAATGATCCTGTACAACTTATTAAAAAGCTCATAGAGTTTATAGAGGGCAAACCAATAAACAAAATAGAAGAAAAAGACTACGAAGAATCAAAAGACTTTGTATATAATCATTTTAAGTTTGTTGACATCAACAGACAATATACCTATAAACAACTTTTAGACTTAGCCGAAAAAGTAAAAGAGGCTTGGGATTACGATGGTTTACTTATTGATCCTATAAACTCACTAAAAAAAGATTTAAGAAACACAAACGGTTACGAGTACAATTATGTACAACTGACTGACATACGAATCTTTTGTAAAAAATATAACATTTCTACTTGGATTTGCGCACACGCTGTAACTGAGGCACTAAGAAGAAAACACTCAGCTAATCACGAATATAGTGGAATGACTCCTCCTCCTACAATAGGAGATAGTGAGGGTGGTGCAGTAAATGGAAACCGTTGTGATGACTTTTTAATTGTGCATCGGTATATAGCTTCAAAAGATGCTTGGATGTACACAAGGCTTTACGTTGCTAAGGTAAAAGAAATGAGTTTAGGTTATAAACCTACAAGCCACGAATCTCCTATATTGTTTAAGTCAATACTTAACAACGTAGGGTTTCAAATAGGAGCAAAGAATTTAATAAAGTATAGAACTAAGAAACAATTAACCATTGACAACACTTCAAAAAATAGCAAGTAAACATAAAGATTGGTATAGAGTCGTTAAATCATTTGGCTGCGAGGGAGACAAGTGCGAAGATATAGTACAAGAGATGTACTTAAAAGCTCACACACTTATTAGTAATGGCACAGACATAAGTTACGGAGATGAAATAAACCACTTTTACATATACAGAATCTTAAGAAGTTTATTTATAGATTTATGTCGCAAAGAAGCGAAGATCACAAAAGTCAATGTAGATTACTTAGAAAAGTTTGTAGAGGAAGAAGAAGTAAAAGAATACAAAGACATAGAGGGTAAAATGAAAGAGTTAGATACAGTTCTTGATGGGGTCTATTGGTATGATCGCAAAGTCTTTGATTTAATTAGCTCAGGTATGAGTATAGCTGAATTGTCTAAGAAAACAAACATATCTTATTATTCGTTGTATAATACATACAAAAACGTAAAGACATTAATTAAACAAAATATAGAATGGGATTAGGAACATTATTAGAAAAAATCATAAACGTAGTAACATTAGGTTATGGTAAACGTATAGCTACTTGGGTAGCAAAGAAATTAGGAAAAGACGACTGTGGGTGTAATGACAGAAAAAACAACCTTGATGATAAAGTAAAGCTATGGTAGAAGAAGATTTAGACAGATGGTTAGAGTTTACTAACCGAGCAAAACAACACGAGATAAATAGAGAGGAAATGGAGCTTATAGCTCGTTTGCATTCGACTTATTACAAACATAATTATAACGTTCCCTGTAGCTGTAACGGATCTATCTATCGTAGATGGATTGAAGATTTAAATAAACTCGTTTAATGCAAGACCATTATTATACATTATCCATACCAACATCAGTTTATAGAAAGCTAAACAAAAGAAAATCTATAAATAAATATTTTAAGACAGAGTATGTAGGTAATTGTATGGAATTGATTACAGACTTCTACAAAACAACATCCGACTACACACACAAGGCTTGGGAAGATTACTATAAAGAGATGGTAGGCTTTACACAATTAGAACTTGTTTATGAGCAGATAAAAGAATTGTCAGAGCAAAAAGAAACTTACTTAAAAAGATATGTTTGGCACAGGGTAATAGGTCAAACTTGGAATGGCTTTAGAAACGAGATAGGAATTATACAAGAACTACAGGCAGAATTTAAAAACGTAAAGATATTTAAAACATCATTTCAAGTAGATCACGAGTATTGCATAGATGCAGAGATGTATAGCAACAACAAACTATTATTAGGAATACAAATAAAACCTATAAGCTATAAGCTAATGAATAGTCCTTACCAACTAAAAGCTAAAGAAAACCACAAACTAAAGAACGAAAAGTATAAATCTAAGTATGCACCCTATATATATGTGTATCACAAGAATCATAAGATATACCAAAAATCAGATATAGTCAATCAGATAAACACTATATTTCACTTAAATACATATTAACATTTGTTTATATTAAAATAATTTGTATATTGCATAAAAACAATTATGCCAATAAGCAACGAAATATTTGAAACCTATAGGATTCAAGAAAGAGTAAAAGAACAGCTAAAAGCAATCAAGCTCTTAATAAAACAAGGATATACAATTTTTGATTTAGAGGGCAATATGCTCGAGAAAGACGAAGTTAAGTTTGATGCAAGAGGCAATAGAGTTAAACCAAAAGAAAAATATAAAAGCTATAAATAATATGAAAACATTAATAGACGAATTAGTAATCTTAGATGACTGTGTAGTAACAGGTACTTTTAAATGGAGATCAGAGATTGATCCTAATTGGAAGCCGATGGTATGGAATGAAACTTTTGAATGTTGGACAAAGAATTACTGTGGATAGAAAAATAGACAACCTTAAAGACTTAGAGATTTGGAGTGATCTTAACTTTCTTATTTCAATAGTTAAAAAACAAATAGATAAAAAAGAAACAGAGAACTTAAAGAAAATGTCTGAGTGTCTTATTAGGTTAACATTCTACTATCAAGAAACATCTAACAACAAACGATTATATAAAGAAGCTATCTCAGACTATAGACTTGCAAGAAACAGAGCTATAGAGAGAGCAAGAAAAGCAGAACAAGAAAATGAAAAACTACGAAAACAAAATGAGAGCCTTAGCATTTAGTTACTTAGGCATAATAATTATATTTATATGGATACTATTGAACTCCTAAACGGAGAAAGATTTAAACACGATGAGATATTAGAACTAATGAAAGATGATGAGTTCTACTATGGCTACTTAGGTAAGGCAGCATTAAGCTCCTCATCAATCAAACTACTCTTAGATAGTCCTAAGAAATACAAATACGTTACAGAATACGGATCACAAGAATCAAATGCTTTAGATGCAGGTTGGTTGTTTCACACAGCAATTCTTGAGCCTGATGTATTTAACTCACAAATATTTGTAGATGTACAATCTAAAAACACAAAGGCTTATAAGTTAGCTAAAGAAGAACACGGAAAGGTTTACACTATGAAACAAAAAAGAGATGCTGAAAGATTAGCAGATGCCTTTCTAAGAAACGAACACGCCTTACAACTAATAACAGACTGCGAGTTTGAAGTACCTGCGATAGGTATGGTACAGGGTTATCCCTTTAGAGGCAAAGCAGATGTATTAGATTCTTATAGAGTATGCGATCTTAAAACAACAAGCGACTTAAAAGCATTTCCCTATGCTGCAAGAAAGTATGGATATGATGTACAAGTATATTTATATTGTGAATTGTTTAACAAACCATACGAAGAGTTTAAGTTTGGAGTAATAGATAAAGGATCATTAGACATAGGAATCTATGATGTAAGTGAAGAGTTTTATTTACAAGGCAAAGCCAAAGTAACAAAGGCATTAGAAACATTTGAAACATTTTTTATTAACGGAGCAGATTTAGATAGTTACTGCATTAAAGGAACTTTATGAAAGAGGCAAATAAAATAGCAAAACACATTGTAGATATATCAGGAATCGATGTATTTAAAAACACAAGAAAAAGAGAATATGTAGAGATGAGGTCTTTACTTACGTTTATGTTGAGGCATCATTGCGATATGACCTTTTACGATATAAGAGACTTTTACGAGTCTAAAGGAAAGCATTACGATCACGCTACGGCTATATATAGTTTGAATGCATTTGAGATGCACAGAAGATACAATCCTAAAATAGATAAGTATTTTGACATAGCTCTACTTAGACTAAGAAACAAATCAAAATTAAGACGAGCATTAATAAACCACATAATAGACTACACAAAATCAAAGGACTTAAAGAAACTCCTTAGAATAGTAGATACATTACCCTTAAAAGATATAGATGGAAAAGAACAAACAAAAGAGAAAAGAGATACCCTTGTATAAAGGACTTATAAAGTATTTCCCTGATGCACTATGCGAAGTAGCAAGAGTAAGCTACATAGGAAGTAAACAACACCACCCTGACGAGGAGATACATTGGGACAGAGAAAAAAGCTCAGATGACTTAGATGCATTGATGCGACACCTAATGGAGAATGGTATGCACGATATCGATGGGGTACGCCACTCCGCAAAAATAGCTTGGAGAGCATTAGCCCATCTTCAAAAAGAAATAGAGGGAGATAAGATTGATGATGACTTTACTTCTTATAAAAAAGCTGAGGAGTGGTACATAGACCAATACAATCGCAACAGACTACCACACGACCAAATAATATCAGGAACAGAATGAAGCCAAAGAAGTTTACACAGATACAAAGAATAAAAAGATTAGAGAATATAGTAAGCCAAATCTATATGAGTGTAGAGGTAATAAAACAACAGCTTGACA